ACGCACTACTAACATACGAAAGGCGGGGTTATAAAAAATAACATCCACCCAGTCGCGTTCTGCAATCCAGATTTCTCCCTGGACCTGGGCAACGTAATCTGTTTTCAGTTTTTTGTGAGTGAACCAGTATTTCAGGTTTGCAATGAAACGCTTTTTTATCAGGCTTTTTACTTCCACTGCGCCGTTCTCTGAATCAACCAGGCCGTCAGTGCTTGCACCCCATCGCATAAGGTCGTCAGTGATAAATCCTACCGGCTCAACCGAGTAATTCTTCATAAACTCGTATTCAATAATAGCTTCAGGTTCAAGTTCCTTCCCCCTGTCGGTGTACCTGTTACCAGTCCATCCATCAACAATCTCACCGGCAAACTTGTCGCCGGCAAGATCCATTGCATATTCGTCCTGGCTATCAGAAGGCTTTCCAGAGGCTGTAATCGCCCTACTGAATTCACTTGATGACGGCCTGCCACAATGAAGCAAAAACCATTCTGGCGATCCTTGCTCTACATCGTGGATAATCATGCTTTTTCCTTCGGATTGCTCTTGATGCCCTCCATGATTTTCTGGAACCCTTTGGCCGGAACCTGGTCGAGAGATTCAATGTCCTCGCGCTTTGCAGCTTTGTTGGCGAAGTCTATGATGTCCTGCAGGGTCTTCGTTGACTCCTTCAGTGCTTCCTCGATTTCATTTTTCTGCTTTTCAGTAATTGTTTCCGGTGGTTTCACGGAATTCCTTGCATCATCATCAGAGCCACCGCTTTCCGATGCTAGACCAAGAACCGATTCCAATGTCGCACGGCGCAGGTATGTCACCGCTGATTTGACCTGCTGGATACTATTCTTCCCGCCTGAGTCGTCAGGAGCAGAGTGCAGCGTATCTGAAATACTGTATCCGTCCTTGTGGGTCACGGTACAGGTTACTGATACCAGGCCTGCATCAGACTGGTTGTTTCTCCAGTTGAAGTTGAAGTTGTACTTGGCCAGTATAGGATTGATAGTATCAACCATCAGCCCGAGTGATGTATGCCAGTAGTCGGTGACACCTTTTGATGTCTTGAAAGATACGTGCTGGTCTTTCTTGAGTACCGGCGCTTCAGCGCGAAACGAAGCCATATCACGGTTAAATGACTTTTTGGCCTCATTTTCTTCCCATTGCTTCTGGTACTCGAGCATCTGGCCGATATCATCGATACGTCCGGCCTGGATCATCATGGCGACCATAGGATTTACAGAATCTGATGGCTGGATTACCTGTTGAACGTCTTTTGTTTCAGCCATTGGCATCAACCGCCCGGCTCCGATTGGCGCCTCTTCGGTTTTTACCTGCTCATTCTTTTCTTCTTTAACTGCCATATTTATGCCTCTGTTTTGTCTGTTTGGATTTGATTTTCATCGTCTGGATAATAAACGCCGTCCCAGTATGCAGGTTCTGGTAGCTCACAGGATGAGTCGCCAGGATCATATTCCGCAGGCGTAAAAGATATAAAAATTGTGAGAATCAGCACCTTCATTTTGTTTCCTGTATTGAACAGTGTGTGAAAGAATATTATACCATAGGTTGCATTGTCAACACGTTATTTGGTAGATTTAACACACATTTTAATTTACATGAGATTTTTTAATGGAGAGGAAGCGTGAAACTTTGAATACTCGCATCAAGCCGTCCATCCTGGACAGGCTGCGTTCGTTCGCCAAAAAGATAAATAAATCACAGGCCGACATAGTTGAAGAGGCCTTAACCGAGTATATGGATAAAAAATGAACAGAAAAAAAGGCCACCTGGAATTGCTCCAAGCGGCCCTTTTGTGTACGATTGCTGGTGCTGAATCAACAAGGTACGACAGTGGATTCAAATTCTCCTTGACTTTGTTGATTGTGTCAATACTTTTATTGGCATTTATTGGCATTTATTGGTGTTTAACGGCATTTCTTGTTGTTTCACATCGAGCGCCCAATAAACGATCAACGAGTATTCTCACCGACAGGGCAAGTTCCTCCCTATACAGCTACAAAGGGGACCGCGTGTGAACCACTTTGACAGACGGTGGATCAAACAGGGTTCTGGTAACAGCAGTAAAGAGCGTTCGGGCGGTACGATAACCGTGCCTGATAATAGATCACGCGAGCCTAATTTCAAGATCAAAAGCAGTGTAACGACAGAGTTACCGAACCGTCTGTCATTAAGACACCTATGCTTGGAGAATACAGATGTTCAAATTATGTGACCTCGTTCTTGATGCGCTAGATACGATACACGCATATGAAATAAAACATCGATACCACTGCAATTTCTGCAGATTCGATAAAGGAAACATGAAGTGTATGGTGAAGAACGTGCATAACTGTCCTGGTGTAAAAATGCAGGTAAATGCCCTGGAATATGGATTATGGGCAACAAAACCATTCAAGGAAACGTCATGGCCAAAGATTTGATATTACGAGATTACCAGGAACTTTCTATAACAAAACTCGCAATGAGCATCAAACAAGGCCTGCACAGGCCGGTGCTGATGATGCCAACAGGCAGCGGGAAAACATCAGTTGCAGCCATGTTAGCGAAAAGGGCTGTGAAAAAAGGCAACAGGGTATGGTTTACAGTGGATAACCTGGAACTGGTAGATCAAACAGTTTCAGCATTTCAGCTGGTAGGCCTCGATGTATCGGTGATCCAGGGTATTCACGAACTGACAGATTACCGGAAGTCTGTTCAGGTTATTACCAACCAGACACTTATAAGGCGATGGCGCGTGTTCGATCAGCATCCAGAATGGCTGCCTGACCTGATTATTCACGATGAGTGTCACGTAATGTACAAGGCTCACCACCAGATCCACATGATGATGCCAGACAAGCCTGTAATCGGCCTGTCTGCTACACCTTTCGCAAACAACATGGGGAAGTTGTATAACAACATGGTTGTCGGCCATACCACCCAGGAGTTGATTGACGAAGGTTATTTGTGCGATTTCGATGCCTTTGCTCCGTTTACTCCTGATATGGCCGGAGTGAAAACAAAAAACGGTGATTTCGACCCGGGGGAGTCAGTAAACAAGGTTAATCAGAAAGAAATTGTTGGTAATGTCGTTACAGAATGGAAAAAACACGCTGCTGGCCGGAAAACTATCGTGTTTGCCTGCAATATCGCTCACAGCGAACAGATTTGCATGGAATACCGGTCTGCAGGGATAAATGCGGTCCACCTGGACGGATATACCGACAAAGAAGAGCGAAAAGAGATCGTAGGGCGCTTCAGGGAGGGCCAGATAGACGTTTTATGCTCTGTCATGGTACTCACCAAAGGGTTTGATGCTCCAATCGCTTCCTGCGCCGTTCTCGCAGCCCCTACGAAGTCCCTGATGAAGTACATTCAACAGGTCGGAAGAGTTCTCAGGCCTCACGACAGCCACGACAAGGCGTTAATTCTCGATCATGCGGGGAATATCGAGCGCCTGGGGTTTCCTACGGATGAATTACCGCAATACCTGGATAACGGCGACAAGGCCGAGCGCAAGGCCAGGAAAAAGGAAGAGAAAAAGGAAAAACTGCCTGTTCCATGTCCTGCTTGTAAATACCTGACAGCAACATTCCCGTGTCCTTCATGTGGATTCGTTCCTCAGAAAGTATCTACAGTGGAAGAAAAAGAGGGTGAACTTCGTAAGATCGAGAAGGCCGACATGGAAACCAAAAGGAAATGGTTAAGTATGTTTTTAGGTTATGCCAGGGAAAAGGGATATTCTGATGGGTGGGCAGCCCACAAGTATAGGGAAAAATTTGGTGTGTGGCCGGCAAAGAAATCGAACGCGCACCCGATAAAACCAGACAAGGAAGTGAAGGGGTATATCACATACCTGAATATTAAATTCGCAAAATCACAGAGGTTCGGATAAATGAGCAGAAAAGGAAACAGAGGAAAGAACAGTAAAGTAAACATGAGCAGCCCATTAAGTTCAGGCACTTTATCGGCCACGATAAGCATGGACTCGAAGATCACTGTTGGGCCAGAAGGCATGGGATTTAACGAAGAATTTGTAGGTTCTGTCGTGGATGCTTTTAATTGTGGCATAAGAGAAGCAGAGAACCGTGGCGCTGAAAGCGAACAAACAGCTTTGCTGGCCGGCATAATGGGCGCAGCATCTGCTGCAGTTGCGATTTATATCTACAACGAAACTGGAGAGTACCCTGGCCGTGTACACAACATACAGTGATATCCTGGAAGTCAACCTTCCGAGAAACATCGACAAATGGAATCGTGCGATGCGCGGTGTCTATATGAAAGGGAGAAAAGCCTACCTTGATGGATTATCTCTGCATGACAACCCGTATTCAGACAAAAAAACTGACGCAGGGAAGATAACCTGGTCACGTGCATATATCTGGTGCTGGCATGATGGCTGGACTGATATGCAGGAAATAATCGAGGAAAACAATGGACTTGGCTTTGTTGTTACAGAAGAGGCTATTGAAGATGATTAAAAAAGACAAAGAAGGAAAAATCGAACAGATAAAAGGCAAGCTGACTAAGGATTACTGGGTTTATATAGAAGGACTTCTAAACAATGAAGTCCCTCTTGATGGCTCCTGGGAGATCGAAGTAAAACCATACGAGCCTTCAAGGTCTAGCGCACAGCGCAGGCTGCAGCACGTTTGGTACACGTTCATCCGGGACAACCAGGAAAACAAACAGCACACGAAAGAATACATTGAGCGATTCTGTAAGTGGAAGTTTGGTGTTCCAATTCTAAGGCGTGATAACGAGGCCTTCGACAAGTCATGGCACTACCAGTCAATGTATCTTACATACGAGCAAACCATTGATGCGATGGAATTCCTGCCAGTGACCAGGCTTTTCAATATTACGCAGAACGCTGAATATCTTGATGAAATGCAGAAGTATTACGCGATGCAGGATATTCACCTTCCAACCAGGGACGACCTTTATTACGAAGCGATGGGGTATAGAAGATGAATGACATAGTAGAAAACAAATCATTTCAGGAAAAAATGCATGACCGCATACGTGAATCTATCGGTGATCTGATTACCGATGAAGAACTGAAAAAACTTATTGACCGGGGAATGGAAGAAATTTTCTTCAGTCAAAAGGTTAATACGGACACCTGGGGCCATATTACAAGCAAGGAGCCAGCCTTAATTGAAGATCTTATAGCTGACCTGATGCGCGACAAGGTTCATGCGGAAATCCAGAAATGGATGACTGAAAACAAGGAATTACTGAATGAGACTATCAGGCAGGTTATTCAAGAGGGGATAGGAAAGGCTGTTATCCAGGTATTTGAGAATAAATTTAGTAGTGATCTCTATACTTTCCAGTCAAACATCGAGCAAAGGTTGATGCAACCATGATTGAAAACCTTCATCCGGTTCTACAGCTTGTTATCTGGATAATATTTATCTACCTATTCGGGAAATACATATTGAGGATTAAATGATGAGCATCGAGCAAAAAGTGGTTTCTTTAAGTAAATACAGAAAAAAGAAAAAGAAACAAAAAGACAACGAATATAAATCAGGAATTAATAGCCTGATGCATATAATGATTAGCCTTGACCATGAATGGAGAGGTATTTATGGAGATCCACCAAAAAAGTAGAGGATTAAATGATGTACATGGAACCACTGGATGATTATTTGTTTAATCTTTCTGGAATGAAACCTGGTGACAAGTTTATTGGTTGTACTAACTGCTGGTTTCAATATGAAGTTGGTACTGTAGGGAAAGGAATATGCCCTGATTGCGGAGAGAGATTAAGTATACTAACCGTTACTGAGGAAGATATAAATGAAAGAAATTGAATTGAGATTTGTCCACAGAAATGTAGCTGCTACTGGTCATGCAGACAGTTTTGCACACGCCAGAATATTGCAATTTCGTACAGGTTACTATGAAAACGGTGATGATACTGTAGACCCTGTTTGGTCGGAATGGAAAGATGTGCCTGATGTTGGCTTCCTGGAGGATGAAAATGAATCGTAGAACATTCCTGAAAACCCTGGGACTGGCTGCCGGCCTGCCGATCCTGGGCAAGTTATCAACCAACCAGGCCGAACCAGTAGCAGAATTTACTGAAAGTCGATATGTACATGAGGCGCATAGACTTGGCTTTGTTGTTACAGAAGAGGCTATTGAAGAAAGCGTTTATCAGGATCTGAGCGAGAAATATGCAAAAGCACTGGCCGAATCAATGCGTACAACAAAGGAAGATGTTGTAAAAAAGACACTAGAATCTGTATTCAGTTCGTCCACCGGCAAAGTTGAGTTACTGACATGACTCAATATGGAAAGTATGTAAAAAAACCGGTAGTCATCGATGCCATCAAATTTGAAGACCCGGTTACTGTCATGGCCTGGGCGTGTACCTTTGATGATGAAATACGATGGAAGATATCAGGCGAGAGAATCATCATCCAGACGCTTGAAGGTGATATGACGGCTTTGCCTGGTGATTGGATAATTCGCGGTGTAAAGGGTGAATTCTATCCATGCAAGCCTGATATTTTTGATGAAACCTATGAAATATACAGAGAAAAAATTGAGTTATATTGTGAGTGAAATAACGCCACTAGCAGAAGAAATAATAATGACAAAGCATGAAATGTATTACGCTGCTTGTGTTGGTGTTGGTCGCATGGTCAAGAGTTTTGATAGCAAAGAAAAGAACAAAGTGAAAAACAAGGATTTCGGATGGCACTCTGATATTGAGGGAGCAATAGCTGAACAGGCCTTCGCAAAGTGGATGGGTGTTTACTGGGATGGATCAATAAATACATTCAAAGCACCGGATGTAGGTGTGGTACAGGTCAGACACACTCAGAAATTAGATGGCAGCCTTATAGTAAGGCCAAAGGATTCTGATAATGAAATTTTTGTTCTAATTACTGGATCAAGCCCTGTTTATTATATGTGTGGATGGCTTTTTGGACGCGAAGCAAAACAGGAACAGTTCGTAGAGCCTGGATACAACGGTATGCC